GCTCTTTAACAACTTGGAATGGCCGGACAGGCACCCTAACAGGTGAAAGATTCCGGTAACGCTACGAAGGCAAGCTCTGAGCCTTCCTTTAGCACACTTTGAGGACCTGAACGGATGTCACGGGTAGGGTAAGCAATGGCGCTAAGGGAACAACTTAGGAGATGCACAGTATGACCATGCAAGAAGTCAAGTGGGCACAGCAGCACGACTGGTTCAAGTCCTACTACAAGAATGACCATGGCACGTATTCCGTGTGGGTCACTGAGAACAACAAGGTCCATCCGTGGCCGTTCACGAAGTACGATGAACTACGGGCCTGGGCTGGCTACTGAGAGCGATTCACTGAAGGTCATCATAAGGTGCCCTTTGGGAACAACTCTTAATACCCTCACATAAGCAAGGTGACAACGATGAAAGGCTCTAAATTCCTCCTGGCTGCAATCGCCGCGACTCTGGTAGACGCCTACAAGAGACAGATTGCCGAGTATCAAACGGTAATGCCACTGGCTCTGGGCGTGGCCTTCGATGCACCAAACACCTATACGGACCTCAAGGCAGAAGCTGCCCAGGGTCTCCTACGGGTGTCATCTGAGTTCTCCGATACGGCCATCTACGGCCTGTCCGGTAACGTGACGTTCCGTGTGATGCACGATTATGGTCACCTACTGTATGACGCTGAGTTCACCCTTGAACAAGAGTGCTCGTTAGCACGGACCCAGTGGCTCGACTTGAGGCGCTGGATTGAGCCTGAATGGCGTGAGATTTGCTCTGTGGTCTACTTCGCGGACACAGTGGAGCAAAGCAAGCATGAAGCGGCCACAGAGTCCTTCCCTGAGGATCAACGGGCCTTCGTCCTGGGCCACTTGAACGCATGGCTTGAGGGTCGTGGCTGATGTCCTTCAAGAAGTTTGCTGACCTGATCAACGCCGAGAACGGCAAGACCGCTACGGTCCATTACGGTGCCGAGTGGGGAGAGTTCAAGGTACGGTTTCATCGTGGTGGTGTGTACCAGAAGGGCGCCGATTATCACACTGATGATCGCCAGGACGCACTGGGCACCGCTGCACACTTCATCAACAACGACTGAGGGTCACCTAATGGGCGTCCTAATGCTCTGTCGCAACTGCAATCGGCTGGCTCAAGAGTCGGCCACACGGGTCTGGATAGTAGACATCCTGGCTTGCCGCTGCATCATTCTTCCAATCGCTAAATCGTAGGAGATTCACCATGTCCCAAGCTAAACGCACCGCTAAGACCATCAAGATCGCTGGTCGCAAGTACATCGTGGTACACACCTCGGTTGCTCGCATCGACCACAAGAACGTGGCTCTTCAGTTGATCAAGCGGGCCGGGAAGAAACATTGGTTCACCCTGGAGAATGGTGACCTGAAGCGGCACCGTGACTTCTGGGCTGGCCTGGAGGCCTACAGCACTCGTCAGGACGCTCTGGGCCTAAATCCCACTGAAGAGTTGCCCCTTGAAGAACTCCGGGCGATTGTTGGGCTGGACTATGCAGCCGCTGAGTTGTCCCAAGCGGCCATCCATGAGGAACTCAAGACGGCCACCGTCGAGCTGAAGCCTGGAGATACAGACTTCCGGCAACGCAAGTACCCTGAGGAATACACTGCGGCTTCTGTGGAGGTGACCCATGCCGAAGCCTAACAAGTACACTGGGTCTGGCTCCAAGAAGCCTGAGGGGACCTTTGAGGGTGCCTTCGTGATGCACAAGGGTCGTATGGTTCGCCAGTTCGTGGCAAACAATGCGTCCATCAAGCGCGGTATCAATGCCTATAAGGCCTACAAGAAGGGATCGTCGAAAATGCTGAAAGCTCTCGGTTACGTGGCACTGGTGTGCCTGTGTGTCGTATTCGTCCTGGCCCTGGCCGGTTGCCAAGTCAACGTGGTCAACGTGATCCATAGCGACATCGGCTTGGACACTTCGAGCCAGACTGTGAACGAAGGAGGTCGCCTGTGAGCATCCTCAATCCGTCTGAAGGCATCTCACTGGTTATCCAACGCAAGCTGCGGGGAGCTGACTGCAAAGCGTCCGCTATCACCCAGGCCGAAGCCGGTCGGGTCTGGCTGGACTGTTCTAACCTGCGCCACAAAGGCTACACGCTGGCCCAGACGGACATCTGCCTCGTGGATTTGCAGGAGATGGCAAAGCGCTTCCCTGACTACGACTATCGGGTCATGAGCACGGTGACCTACGAGCCACCACGTAAAGCGGCCCTCAAGGGCTTCTAAAGAGCGTCAAGTCGTGGCCCTTGTGATGCACAGGGGTCACCGCTGGAATCTCTACCACACCAACGTAAGGAGCCTTCATGGCTATCTCACTGAACTATACGTCCTTCACCATGAAGGGCTCCGAAATTCGCCAAGCAATGGCGCACGTCCTGAAGACTGGGGAGTCGGTCCGCATGCTCAATCGCAACAAGCAACCGTTCCTGCTGGTGACCCTGGTCAAGGATGCACTCGGCTACTGCTTCCGCTTCATCGACACCGATGGCCGTGACGTGGGTCACATGATCCTGAAGGCCGCTGTGCGGAACTGGACGGACCTTGATAGCCTGCACTTCTGGTCGCTCAACGCTGAGTCGTATGACCTGACTGAGCACCCTTTGGTCACCTTGGCTCGTGAAGAGCAAGTGCGGAACCTGAAGGCCGAGCGCATTGCACTCCTGAAGGACCAAGGTGTGAGCCACGAGGCCCGGACATATGGTGGTCACCGGTTCCATGTAGGCTTCCAACGGGACTGGCTGGGTCGCAAGCGGATGTATGCTGTGCAACCTGATGGCTCCTTCAAGAAGGTCAGCCGCGAAGTGTTCCTCATGATTAGCTGGACGGAGCCACTATGAATCGTAGCCATCTGTCAGCGAACGTAGTTCATGCCATCGACGCGGCCCTGAATAATGGAGTAGCGCGCCGAGGTCAGGTGGATCTGGTGGCTGCTGGCGTGGTAAGCCGATGGGCGTGCCGATGGGCGTGCCGATGGGACAAGCTGGCGCCTGGGCTGTGGGACGGTATCGCCCTGCTCAATGAGATGATCGACTATGCCGATGAAGGCAACCAGCCGGTTGGGCCTCGGGCCTTGCGCATGAATCCAGCGTGGCGCAACTTCCTGTATGAGAACGTGATGCAGGTAGCGCCAGGGGTCTATGCGGCGCGCTACCTCAACCCTCTGTTTTGCCAGCAGATGCTCAATAGCTTCGAGCTGTTGCAGTATGCTGTGAACGAGGAAGAGCCACTCTCCGCGCAGATACCTGAGCTGATTCTGGTCAACAAGGACCATGAGCTGCATGAGTGCCTCAGAGGTCTCTACGCCGCCTACATGGCAAAGCTCGTACAGGTCCTCTACGGGGTCGAAGTGGGCGACTGCATGAGCATCCAGGCGGCACGGTACAAGCCTCACAACACGCCTCACGGCTGCTGGCATCTCGACGATGACAGTGAGGTGACCCTGGTGGTGGCCCTGTCCAATAGTCATGCAGGCGGCGGCACGGCGGTCTATCAAGGACCCTTCATGGAGCCCGCTGTGGTCCCTCAACTCTCGCCAGGGTGGGGAATGCTGTTTAATGGCCGGTCGAGGCTCCATATGGGTCTCCCGGTCCTCGAAGGTACTCGCAATCTGCTGGTACACTGGTACAACCAAACCAAGGATTCAGAATAATGCACCGCACAGAACGGAAATTAGGCAAGACGGACCGGGCCATCATGGACGCCAAGCAGTTCGCTATTCAGCAGACCATGCGGGCCCATCCTGAAGGCAAGGCGGCTGTAATGGGTGCCTGCTACGGGGCTCAACGCACTGAGCTTCAGCGGTCCATTCAGGTCCGTCTCGACTTGCCAGGGTGGCGGGGTGCGCAGCACTTCACCGAACGGGGCGACTTCACCAACTGTTTCCGCCGAGGCATCTAACGATGAACCTGCACAGCATTAAGTTCGCAATCGAAGTAGATGCCCGCTTGATTGACCCTGATCGCGGCCATGTTGCTTCCGTTACGGGCCATAAGGTCCTCGACTGGCACACCGGCTGGGGCCCTTGTGGTCGCTGGGTCTACAAGTTGACCGCTGAGATTGACATGGCGACCGTGCGTATCACCCAGGAGTCATATAGTAAGGACCGTCAACAGGACATCTACCAGACCCACAGCCTGGGCATGGTTGGGCACACAACGGCCAGCATCATAAAGCTGAGTAACGACCTGCGGGATGATCGCAAGATCGAGACGTTTGTCTACAAGTTGGAGGACGTTCGCGGCAGGATCAAGGCCGTGCAACGCTGAGGGAATTTAAAACCCTCACAAGAACACGGAGCTTCTACTTAAAGATTCTTTAAGGGACTCTAAGATTTATCTTTATATTCTTCCCTTTAAGTAAAAGCTCTTTAAGTAAGAGCAAACGAGGTAGTAATGGAAATTCAGCGGCATAACTTCGACGATGTGAAAACTGACTGGGCCTTTCGGACCCTCTCAGGTCTGTACGGTGAAGAGCTTGCAGCGGCCCAACTGGCCCTTGAGCACGAGTCGCACACCATCGGTGAGGCTAAGTTCCACAAGGCCCTTGAGCGTCAACACAAGCGCGGTGAAGGGGCTGAGACCTCTGTTGCAAAACCCCTGGTCGCAATGCTGGTCCCACGGTTTGCCACTGAGATGGCCGAGTGGTGCCAACACCAGACCCATAAGGTCCGCCGAAAGTCGGTGGCTCTGAAGTACCTCAACATGGTCTCGCCAGAACGCATCGGAGCGATCACCGTAAAGACCGTAATGGGTGAGCTGGGTCGTTCCCGTAACGAGCTGAGCCGGATGGCAACCTCGATTGGTCGCCGTATCGAAGAGGAAGCGCGCTTCGGTCGCATCCGTGACGAGGAAGCCAAGCACTTCCAGAACCACATCCGTGAGGCACTGAACAAGCGCAACGGTCACACCTACAAGCGTGCTTTCATGGCTGCTGTGGAAGACAAGATGCTCGAAGCCGGTGAGTTGAACGGTGGCTGGCACGACTGGACCAATGAAGACCCGGACATCATGTTTCACATCGGGGCCCGGTGCCTTGAGGTCCTCATGAAGTCCACCGGCTTGGTCGAGTTCAAGCGTCACAACGCTGGCAACAAGAACGACGACATCCAGATGGTCGAACTGAGCCCTGAGTGGGTAGAACAGTTGTCCAAGCGGGCCTTTTCGCTCGCTGGGATCAACACGTACAACCAGCCTATGGTGGTCCCTCCGCGTCCCTGGACCCGTCCAGTTGGTGGTGGATACTGGGGCAAGGGTCGTCGGCCTACTCGGTTCATTCGGACCCACACGAAGGCTGCTCTTGAGCGCTACCGTGACGTGGACATGTCCGAGGTCTACAAGGCCGTGAACATCGCACAGAACACAGCGTGGGCCATCAACACACCGGTCCTCGAAGTGGCTGAAGCGCTGATGACGTGGAAGAACGTACAGGTCAAGAAGTGGCCCCTTGCGGACCAGCTTGAACTCCCCACGAAACCCGACGACATCGAAACGAATCCAGATGCCCTAAAGGCCTGGAAGAAGGGCGCCGCTGGCACCTACCGCAACGAAGCGGCCCGAGTGTCACGACGATTGACCCTTGAAACAACCGTGGAGATCGCCCGTAAGTTCAACGACTACGAGGCCATCTACTTCCCTCATAACCTCGACTGGCGTGGTCGGGTCTACGCACTGCCCACCTTCAGCCCTCAGGGCAACGACCTCACAAAGGGTCTCCTGATGGCTTCCAAGGGTGAACCGGTAGGTGAAGACGGCATCAAGTGGCTAATGATCCACGGTGCGAACACGGCAGGCGTCGATAAGGTCCCTTTTGATGAACGCCAACAATGGGTACGAGACAATGAAGACTGCATCCTCCGTTGCGCTGGAGACCCACTTCAGAACACAGAATGGATGTCAATGGATAGTCCCTTTTGCTTCCTTGCCTTCTGTTTTGAGTGGGCTGGAGTCGTTAAGGACGGTCCGAACCACGTATCAGCTCTGCCCATTGCTTTTGATGGAAGTTGCTCTGGCATTCAACACTTTTCGGCAATGCTTCGAGACGAGACTGGCGGAAGAGCGGTCAATCTGCTCCCATCTCCCAGCGTTCAAGACATCTATCGACTGGTGTCAGACGGAGTTAACGATACGCTTCGAGTACACATCGTTAACGGCACAGATGATTCCTCAGAAACACGGGTTGACGAAAAGACTGGAGAGATCACGGAGCGGCGAGTACTCGGAACTCGAACCTTGGCTGCTCAGTGGCTTGCTCACGGGGTTGATCGCAGCGTCACCAAGCGGTCGGTGATGACCCTGGCCTACGGGTCCAAGGAGTTCGGCTTTACTGATCAGGTCCGCGACGACATCATCACGCCAGCAGTTGACTCCGGGTCGCTGAACTTTCCACAGGCACAGCAGGCAGCTCGATACATGGCCGGACTGATCTGGGAGAGCGTAGGCAAGACCGTGGTGGCAGCAGTTGAGGCCATGGAGTGGCTCCAGAAGTCGGCCAAGTTGCTGGCTGCTGAAGTCAAGACCAAGAAGACCAAGAAGACCCCTGAGGTCGAGATCCTGAAGCCAGCCATGCCGGTCTACTGGGTCACACCTGATGGGTTCCCTGTGTGGCAGGAGTACCGCGTACAGGACTCACGTCGAATCGACCTGATCCTCCTGGGCGACGTAAGGCTCCAGACGACGATCATTACGGACACGAAAGGGCCCAAGAAGATCGACGCCAGGAAGCAAGAGTCGGGCATCTCGCCTAACTTCGTGCATAGCCTGGACGGGTCCCACCTTCGCAAGACGGTTACCCACGCTCATGATGCCTACGGGATCACCTACTTTGCCCTGATCCATGACTCCTTCGGGACCATACCGGCACACGCTGGGAACCTCTTCAAGGCTGTCCGTGAGACCTTCGTGAACTCCTACGAGCACCACGATGTCCTCTCAGACTTCCGCGACCAGTTCATCGAGCAACTTCATGAGACCCAGATGGGAAAGATGCCTCCGCTGCCAAAGCGTGGGTCGCTGAACATCCGTGAGATCCTCAAGTCTCAATTCGCCTTTGCTTAAATCCCCTCACAAGTACAGGGTCCACCATCGGGCCCTGACTTAACGAAACCCTTAGGAGTTCTACCCGATGCAAACTTCCAACCGTGCTGTCCGTATCCAAGCCACTAAGCCTCGACTGTCTGAGCTGCGTGGTGGCCCATCTACCTTCGAGGGCAAGACTGACTTCGATGTGATGCAGGAACGCCGCCGCAAGGAACACAAGCCGTTGCGTCTGCCCCGTGAGACCTACCGCTACGAGCACGAGAAGACCAACGTAGGTGCTGACCGTAAGTACCTGGGAGAAGAACTGTGAGCCTCATTGTCGAGCTTCACAGAGACCAAGCACGCCAGACGGTCGAACTGATCCTTCGGGTGCGAGGTCACAGCACCATCGTGATAGACAAGATCCCGTTTCACAGCATGACCCACCGTAGCGCTGAGGACTTCCTCATGTTCGCTCGTAAGGAGCTGTCAACGGTCTATGAATACTGCTCGCCTCGCACTCATGGCAAGGTTGCCTACATGACGTGGGATCAAGCAACGCAAACTTCCGAATTCCTGAAGGGGACCATTTAAATGGCCGCATCACTCGTAACGCTGAACACTAACCCGCATCGCCCGGTAGACTTCAAGGAGTCCGCTGTACAGAAGGTCATCGACCAGATCGGCAACGTGAACTTGGACATCAAGGAAGATGGTTGCCAGTTGAACATGGTCGTCGAGTACCAAGCGGGCCCAGGCGGTGGCACTGTGGTTGACTTCTTGAGCCGTGAGGGCAAGGCCTTTAATGGTCTGGCTGACCTGGGTGACAAGCTGTTCAACGACCCACGCTGGGACAAGTTCTTCAACCCACACCTCGACGCTGGCCTGTTCCGTGAACAAGGGGGCTTCCTGTTGCAGGCTGAGATCCTGATTGACGGCAAGGTGTGCGCTGAGATCGCTGGTGACCTCCGCCGCATGGCTCCAATCGACATGTCCACGGTTGAGATCGTCGTCTTCGATCTGATCCCACTGGACGCTGTTCTGTCCGGCCATGAGTACGAGGTATTTCAAGAGGTACGCCGAGGCCACGCAGCAGTGCAGGTACAGGCCTTGCAGTTACGCTTCCCTGAGATCCGTTGGAGTCTCGTTAAGTCGGTCCCGGTGTTCTCCATCCAGCACCTCTTCAAGGTCTACGAAGAGTTCCGCGCCCTGGGCAAAGAAGGTGGTGTCGCTAAGGACCCTTGTGGCTACTGGAAGCGCGGTAAGCGTACCGGACAGTGGAAGGTCAAGCCTGACGACGAGTGTGATGGTGTCGTAACGGGCCTCATGTGGGGCACGCCGGGTCTGTCCAACGAAGGCCGGGTGATCGGCTTCACGGTTCTCACTGAGCACGGTGTCGAGGTTGAGGCTGGTGGCATCACCGAGGCCCAGAAGGATGAATTCACCAAGGCTGTCATTGACGCGACCAGACTGGCCTACGGTGAAATCTCCGAGTGGTCCGAGGTGGTTTGCCATGAAGAAACCATCGAGATCGCTGTGAACCCATACGAACGGCACGCTGTGAAGATCACCTACATGGAGCGGCTGCCTTCTGGGTCCTACCGTCATCCGAACTTCGACTCGTTCCGTGGGATCACTGACCCACTGATCAAGGAGTAGGCCATGTGCCCTCCAGCCGTAATGCGCTGTGGGGCCTGTGGGTGCAAGATAGTTGCGCTCCCATGCTTCTACTGCCACCTGAAGAACCAAGTTGCAATCAACCAATCATTGGAGGCCACAAAATGTCGTTCGGTACTTTCCTTGCAATCGCTGCCATCACTCTCTTCGCACTCGGAGCCTACGTTGCCCACCGAGCCTCTGGACCAGCCCGTAAGCGAGTTCGGGACCTTGAAGAAGCGGAAGCGGCCCAGAAAGCTCGTGATGAAAACGAGGGTCGTGAACGTAACCGCCGAACCATCGCCAAGCAAGAGCTGCAAGGCTTCATTGAGGACATCCTTCAGGGTCGTATTGATCCCAACAGGGAACTCGGTTGCGGATACCGGAATGACGCCTCGAAGCAGTACCCAGCCATCCACCTGCTGATCCAGAACCTGCGAGACGTGGAGGACCTGAAGGTCACCTCCAAGGAACTCAATGGCGCTCGTCAGGCCTACCGCAAGAACATCACCCTGCTCCAGGGTCAACTGGATGACCTACACAAGGCCATCGGGACCTACACCAAGTAACTCAAATCGCCTCACTGACTTCGGTCGGTGGGGCTTTTTTACGTCCATCTAAAAGGAGCTTGACATGACATCCCTAAATCCTGTAGACGCCTACGTGATCCTTATATGCGCCCTGCTGGCCGTTGAGTTCATCAAGCGGATTTAAAAACCCTCACAAGAACACGGACTAACCGTGCCGATTCATTCATCAAATGGAGACTACTTCCGATGACCCAAGTTATCTGCTTGACCTCAGTGCGTGGCCGTTCCGGTAAGGACACACTAATTGAGCTGCTTCAGTCACAAGGCTACAGCGTGTCCCGTGTGGCTATGGGCGATGTCCTTAAGGAACAGTGTGCCGACGATCTGGCCTCGTGGAAGATCCCGAAGGACACCCTGCTCCAGTGGTTCCACAGTGACACCAAGGACCAGCTTCTGGGCGACCTCGCTATCAAGGAGATCCCTGAGGGCCCTTACCGTTCCTGGCTGATGAACATCAAGGAGCGTGACGGTGATGGTGACTGGATGGGTCGCCCACGGTCGCCCCGCTGGCACCTTCAGCAGTACGGCACCGACTACCGCCGCAACCATCTGGTGAACCCTGATGTGTGGCTGGAAGAGGGCATCAAGGCCATCCGTGGTCACGCCCTTGGTGGTGCTGATCTGATCGTTGTGTCGGACATGCGCCAGCGCAACGAATACGTTCGCCTGGGTCAACTGACTGGGACCCTGTGGTCTGACTCCACGGGCTCTGCCAAGATCGAGAAGGTCCATATGGTCCGCCTGCACCGCATGTGGTTCATCCCTGGCGTGGACGATGCGTCCTATCACGTCACCGACCTGGACCTGATCGGCTTCTTTATGAGCGCCGTGGTCCTGAACGAGTGGGGCTACCCTGCCGAGATGATCACCCAACTGAAAACCCAAGGAGTGCTGCTGCCATGAATCTGCTGAAGCAAAAGATGAAACTGTTCAAGGCCGAAGTTCACGGCCAGTGGGTGCCAGTATGGGCCCGTAACCTCGACGAGGCCCTTGAGGCCGCTGAGCTGGAGTATGGCCCAGAGAATGTGGACCGTGTGCGCCAGGAGGTGACCCATGACGCCAAGTGAACTGAAAGAACTCTGGACCAACTCCAGCAGCGATGACAGCAAAGGTCGCCGTAGCGTGTTCTCGGCTGATGATTACTTCGATGGCTGGGAGGTCGCAGAAGATGACGACTGGACCCAGGACCACAAGTACCAGCACTGCACGCGGGTCATTAAGCACACCGAGAGTGGCCGATGTTTCTCCGTGAGTGCCTCCCGCTCTGGCTCGTATCATACCGACTGGTACTACTGCTACGACGACATGACTGAGGTCGAGGCTGTATCCCGTGAAGTCACCAAGACGATCACCGAATGGGTGGCTGTATGAGGCGCGCCCAGGGAAACACACGGAGCCGTCCTGATGGCTTCCTTCATATCCAAAACTTCACGGTGACCAAGGCGGCTGGCATTGCTGCTGCTGTATGGGTCCATGCGTTCGATGACCACCAGCGCGCTCTCGTTGAGGGTGTACTCCTTGAGTGCGCCGAGAAGCGACCAGGGAAGTGCCATGTCAAGCACGGATCATTACGGTTCCGCAAGGAGTTCCTTCAAGTGAACTTCGAGTGGGCTGTCTTCAAGGTCTGCCAAGCGATCCGCATCAACCCCGCCAAGATCCTTTATGACCAAGTACTTCTGCGCGACAGGCAGATCAACCGGGACTAAAAACCCTCACAAGAACAGGATGACCTTCGGGCCGTCCTGAAGACCGATTTTATTTGACAACAGGAGATTTATCATGGCTGCACAGAAGAAAGTACTGCTGGTTTCCCCTCTGGGCATCGCTGCTCCATACGCCGCCTTGCAGAAGCCGGATTATGGTAACGACGAATTCCCGCAACCACGCGGTGAGCACAAGGTCAACCTGATCGTGCCGAAGAAAGAAGCGGCACCGATGATCAAGAAGCTGACCAAGATTGCCGATGATGCCTACGCCGAGATGGTCGCTGAGAACGAAGCGAACCCACCGAAGGTAGCTCCAGGCAAGCGCCCTATTCCAGTACGCCAAGGTGACATGCCATGGTTTGAAGACGGCCAGGGCAACGTGATCTTCAAGTTCAAGTGCTACGCCTCCTACGTCGATAAGAAGACCGAAGAGAACCGTGCGATCAACCTGAAGGTGGCTGACGCCCGTGGCAAGAAGATCGACGTAGTGCCGAACATCTCTGGCGGCTCCGAGCTGAAGGTCCGTTTCTCTGTGTTCCCGTACAAGTGGAACACTGCGGTCGGTGCTTCGATCAAGCTCCAGATGGACGGCGTGATGCTGGTCAAGCTGGTCGAGTTCGGTGGCGGTGACGAAGGTGGCTGGGATGGCGAAGAAGTTGACGGCGGTTACGTCGATGACTCCTACGACGAAGAGGGTTTCCGTGAGACCCCTGCCGAAGCTGCTGATGACTCTGACGACAACGACCAGGGTCCTGCATCCGACGACGACTTCTGATGGGCATCGGTTATTCCGGCCCACGCAATGCCCGCACCGGTATCTATCGGTCGGGCCTTGAGGAACGTAACGTGGCGCACTGCAAGAAGCTGGGTGTGACTCCTGGCTTCGAGACACATTATCTGACTTACGTGGTCCCTGAGAGGACCGCTAAGTACAACCCCGACCTGTTCCTACCGAACGGGATCATCGTGGAAACCAAGGGGATCTTCGAGACGGCTGACCGTCAGAAGCACCTGTTGGTCCGCGCCCAGTATCCCGATCTGGACATCCGTCTGGTATTCAGTTCCTCGAAGAGCAAGCTCTATGCTGGCTCCAAGACGACTTATGGGATGTGGTGCGAGAAGCATGGCATCATCTACGCTGACAAGCTGATCCCGGCCTGTTGGCTCAAAGAACCCAAGAAGGAGATCCCTAAGGGCATCCTCGTCGAAAAGTAAGGAGCCCGTAATGGCATCGACTGTAAAGTTCAACAAGCGCCTCGTGACCAATCTGATCGTGGTCCACTGCGCTGCAACCAAGCCAACCATGGACATTGGTCGCAAAGAGATCCAAATGTGGCACGTCCAACAGGGCTGGCTGGCAATTGGTTACCACTTCGTGATTCGCCGTGATGGCACTATCGAAGAAGGTCGCCCTCATGATGTCGTAGGGTCCCACGTAAAGGGGCGCAACCACGACTCCCTGGGCATCTGTCTGGCTGGTGGGATTGACGCCAATGGGAAACCCGAGGACAACTTCACGGACCTTCAGAAGGCCTCTCTGCACACCCTGCTGTGGCGTATGACCAGCGGTAAGGACTTCGACGGGGCCTATCAGGATCTTCCTGTATGTGGTCACCGGGATCTGGACCCTGGCAAGGCATGTCCGAGCTTCGACGCTAAGGCGTGGTGGGCTGCGGTCAATCAATAACCCTCACAAGAACAGGACTGACGGAATATCACTGGCTGCGATCCGTGTCAGAGTCCTGTTCACAACTCAACTTCAAGGAGACTACTTCCATGTCTGTTACTAAAGACCAAGTTGACACAGCGCTGGCCCTCGTTGAGGATCTGCGCAGCCATGGTTATTCCGTGGTCATCGCTGGCGGCTTTGCCCGTGATGTGTACTTTCAAGAACAGCCCAAGGACATCGACATCGTGGTCGCTGCTGGTTCGGTCCATCAGGATCAAGCCGAGGCCCACAAGATCCTGGGTGAACTGCTGGTCCGTCTTGGTGTTGACCACCTGGGCTTCCGCATGTACTCCGAGGCCGTGTCTGATCGCCTGATCGGTGGCTTCAAGGCCGTGGGGAACATCGACGTGGTTCTTTACGATGTCGAGCTGGCCCTGGAAGCGGTCGATGCGTTCGACTTCAACCTGAACCAATTCGTCCTGACTGGCCGCACCTTCGAGACTGCTTATGTGACCTTTGAGGGAGCAAAGAGCTGGCACGAACTGGAGCCGGTACGCCAGGACTACACACCGGAACGCTTCGGCAAGATGCGCGAGAAGTTCCTCAATCTAACGTGGCGTTACCCTGAAGGCGAAGGCCCGAAGGAGGTCAAGCTGACGGACGCCCTGCTATAAGGAGGCCCAATGAGTGACCACGAAGGCCAAGAAGCTACTCTTCTGCATAAAGGTCCTTGCGAGTTTTGTGGATCGTCAGATGCCCGTGCCGTTTATTCTGATGACCACTCCTTTTGCTTTGCATGTGTACCTGAAGAGGCGTGGCAAGCAGGGGCCGATTATGCTGGCTCTGATGGTGCCGCTCGACCTAACAAGGCTCGTGCTGAAGGCACACTATCGTTCTCTGACAAACAAGGACGGTATGTAGCGAGACCCAAGCGTGGACTTCAGGAAGCGATCTGCAAGCAATATGGCTACTGGCTGGCGACCTTAAAGGGCGTGACCCACGAGGTCGCAAACTATTACGGTGATGATGGTTCCCTGGTAGCACAGAAGGTGCGCAGTCCAGACAAGGAGTTCTTCATTGCCGGGTCTATGCCGAAGGACGCCATGTTCGGTAAGCACCTGTGGTCTGGTGGCAAGAAGCTGGTGATCACTGAGGGCGAGATCGACTGCCTGACCGTGGCCCAGTTGCAGGGTGGCAAGTACCCGGTGCTGTCGGTTCCCCGTGGAGCCAAGGACGCCAAGAAAACCATCGCGGCCAACGCTGACTACCTGTCCAACTTTCAAGAGATCATCTTGATGTTCGACATGGACGAAGACGGTCGCCACGCTGCTATTGCCTGTGCTGAGATCCTCCCACCGGGCCGTGTGTTCATCGCTAAGTTGCCCTTGAAGGATGCCAACGAATGCGTAATGAACGGACAGTCCAAGGCTGTGACGGATCAAATCTGGAACGCTGAGAAGTACGTGCCGGATGGTGTTGTCTCCGCTAAGTCCCTCAAGGAGCGCATCAAGAACAAACAGAAGGTCGCCACGCTTCCTATGGTGGGACCTCACAAGCTCCGCAAGATGGTCAAGGACATGCGTGAAGGTGAGCTGGTGCTGGTGACCTCCGGGTCTGGCTCCGGTAAGTCCACCTTTGTGCGCCAGAACGTCCACAACTGGTTCCGCCACTTCAACATTCCGGTTGGCGTAGCGATGCTTGAGGAATCCGTTGAGGAAACCGTACAGGACATCGTGGGTCTGGAGATGGGTGTACGCATCCGTCAAGAGCCTGATCGCTGCACTGAGGCTGAGTTCGACGAGACCTTCGACCGTATCTTCGAGAGCAACCTGCTGCACCTTTACGACGCCTTTGCGGAGTCCGCTGAGGATCGACTGCTCGCCCGTCTGGCCTACATGGTGGACGTTGAGGGCTGTAAGGTGATCGTGTTGGACCACATCTCTATCGTCGTGTCTGCAATGGATGGCGAGAACGATGAACGGAAAATGATCGACCGCTTGATGACCAAGCTGAAGACATTCGCCAAGACGAAGAACGTGGTGATGGTCGTTATCTGCCACTTGAAGAACCCTGAGAAGGGTAAGCCTCACGAGGAAGGCCGAGCTGTTACGGCCACTGACCTCCGTGGGTCTGGCGGTCTGCGCCAACTGAGCGACACCATCATTGCAGTGGAGCGGAATCAGCAGGGTGCGAACCCGAACATGATCCTTTTCCGTGTACTGAAGTGCCGCTTCACTGGTGAGACTGGGCCAGCCGGTTACATGGAATACATCAAGTTCACTGGACGTATGGAGGCCAAGCCTGAAAACTGGGTCCCATCTGAGGACGGGGATGACCCCGAGCCCGACTTCCTACCCGATTATGGCGACCTCTCGCCACCACCTGAAGGAGACTTTTGACTATGCGTAACTTCGACCTCGTGCAATTCCTGTTGGCCCTCGCTGGCCGTGTTCAAGCTCGCCGTAACGACAAGGCCAAGGCCAAGGTCCTGGCGTACCGTGCTGCCATCCAGGCGGCAACTGAAGGTCTGCAAGCTGCTGAGCTGTCCCGTAAGGCGACCCACAAGGCTGACCTGACGGTAGTGGTGTGATTCAAGGGGATTCCTTCGGGAGTCCCTTTCGATCAATTCACTCAACCCCATAGGAGGCGCTATGATCGCGTCAGACATTGAGGCCAATGGTCTCTTAGATCACCCAGACCTCAAGTTCCACTGTGGGGTCATTGAAGACATGTTCACTGGCGAGGTCACTGACTTCCGACCGGATGACGTGCTGGCGTACATTAAGGCCCTTGAGGCCGAGGCCGCGAAGCCTGATGGCGTCATCGTGTTCCACAACGGTATCAAGTACGACTGTGAAGCCTTGAACATCATGAAGATGAAGCTCACAGGCAAGCGGTTGAACATCCCACGGAAGCGTGTGATCGACACCCTGGTACTGAGCCGACTGCTCCATGCGAACCTGAAGGACACCGATGCGGTACTGCTGCGCCGTGGGATCATCCCTGGCAAACGGTATGGCTCGCACTCCCTGGAAGCCTGGGGCTATCGACTCGGTGAGATGAAGGGTGAGTACAAGGACGACTTCAAGAAGCAGTTGACTGCCGATGGAATCGAGTACAAGGACGGTATGGAGTGGGAGAACTTCAACGAGCCCATGATGGTCTACTGCCGTCAGGACGTTCGTGTCACCGTCAAGCTGATGCGCAAGTTCCTCAATGACCCGTTCTACTTCAACGCGGAGAACCCTGAGGGTATCCGTGCGGTCGTCCTTGAGCATGAGGCTGCATGGACGCTGGCCCAGATGGAACGCAACGGTTTCCCGTTCGACAAGAGGTCCGCTGAGAAACTCTACAGTGAGCTGATGGCCGAGCGCAGTGACCTCCTTGTGAGCCTCGTGAAGACCTTCGGGTCGTGGTTTGAAGCTAAGGGCGGCAAGGAGCCGTTCGTGCATCCAAAGACCGGCAAGGTGCTCTCCAAGTACCCTATGGTCAAGACCGCCAAGGCTGGCTCTGCTGACTACAACGCTGACGGTAAGACGAAGGCCAAGGGTCCATACGTCAAGGGCTGCATGTACACACCGATTGAGCACATCGTGTTCTCTCCAACGTCCCGTGACAACATCCAGAAGGTTCTCAAAGAGGCAGGCTGGGTGCCAACGGAGTTCACCGCTAAAGGCGCTCCTATCGTCGATGACGAGACCCTGGAGGGTGTGACTGTAGATGACCCCAAGAAGATGGAAGCCATCAAGTTGGTGCAGCGGTATCTCATGCTCCAGAAACGTATCGGCCAACTGGCTGAGGGTGACAAGGCATGGCTACGGTATTGCGAGACAGAGACTGGCTTTATCCATGGGTCGATCAACCCGAACGGTGCTGGCACAGGCCGAGCGACTCACAGCCATCCGAACATGGGTCAGGTTCCAGCGGGCAAGTCTCCGTATGGACCAGAGTGTCGTGCCTTGTTTGGTGCCCACTTCGCTCGCCATCTCCCAGGCTGGCAGGACGCCGTACAGGTTGGCCGAGATGCGTCTGGCCTTGAGCTGCGCATGCTGGGTCACTTCGGTGCCAAGTTCGACAACGGTGCCTATGTGGATCAGGTCCTTAACGGGGACGTTCACTGGGCCAACGCGGTAGCCGCTGGTATCGCTGAGAACGTACCACGGGAGAAGGGCAACCACATCCATGACCTCTGGCGTGACAACGCTAAGACGTTCATCTATGCGTTCTTGTACGGTGCTGGTAACGCCAAGATCGGACAGATCGTTGGTGGCGGTGCCGAGCATGGCAAGCGCTTGAAGAAGGACTTCCTTGAGAACACACCGGTAATCTCTGCCCTCGCTGAGTCGCTCACTGCGGCCCTGGTCGATGTCCAGAAGTGGAACCATGTGACCAAGAAGTTCGACATCAAGTGGAAGCGTAAGTGGATCAAGGGCCTTGACGGTCGCATGGTTCATGTGCGTTCCCCACACAGTGCCCTCAACTTCCTGTTGCAGGGTGCCGGTGCGATTGTCTGTAAGGCCTGGGTGGTTGAGACCGAAAGGCTCCTAATGGAGCGTGGTTTGAAGCACGGCTGGTACGACGAGAATGGTGACCCTGGTGACTTCTGCTTCATGGCCTGGGTACACGATGAACTCCAGATCGCTGCACGTAACCCGGAGATCGCTGCCATTGTCCACGAGGTCTGCCAACAGGCTATCCGCAACGTGGGCGAGAGTTTCAACATCCGGTGCCAACTGGATACCGAGGGCCACACTGGTCCGACTTGGCGTGAATGCCACTAATCACAAGGAGACCTTTATGTCTATCACTCTGAAAACCAAGATCGTCCTGACCACTTCCATCATCGTATCCACCAAGATCGTTGAGCAACTCACGAAGGAACGTGTGGAAGCCCGTGCGATCACTCCTGAGAAACTGGAGCGACTGAAGGGTCAGGAGAAAGCGATGCACCTCGTGATGGTCAGCGACAAGACCGACGAGGAAGTGCTTGAGATCGTGCTGCGCACTGGCTTCCGTGAAGGCTTCCTGGAGACCCTGAAGAGCGATTTCTCCGGTGAGGACTTCCGCGCCAAGGGCTCCCAGGTCTCCATCACCTACAAGGGCAAGGCGCCCAAGGTGGTTGCCGAGTGAACGAATACCTGAACGTCCTCTGGGCGATCAAGAAGCAGGCTCAAAGTTATCAGTCGGACTACGTGCGTAGGCACATCCGGCTGGTCAATGAGGCCTCATCTCGTTCGCACATTAGCTGCATCTCGACCTCCGGCAAGAACATGGGCTATTGGTCCCTGACTACTGCCGGTCAACAATTCCTCAACGAATACGGGGGTGCCCTTTGACCAAGGCTGAAGCCTATGAGTTTCTTCGTGGTGCCCTCGTAGCTTCCACTTCCAACGGTCTGACCAAATACGCGGTCGAGGCTCTTCTGCTGAAGCTGGACAAGGAGGTGCAGGAATGAGTCCATCCACGAGTAACGCCTGGGCCAAGCGCTGGAGCATCCTTCTGGACGCCATTGAGGCCCTCCCGTGTTCTTGTAACCAACACAACATCTGCACCGCGTGCATCCTCAAGGGTGACATTGCGGCCAAACTCAAGGAGGTGCAGGAATGAGTCAGCCTTTACGAATCGGTCTGGCCCTCGATATGGACTATTTCATCTTCAGTGCGATGTCTGCATCGGAGACAGAGATGGACTGGGGCGAGGACGTATGGACCCTGGAGTGTGACCACAAGCAGGCCCGTTCGATCATGTACGGGACCATCAAGGGGATCAAGAAGGAACTCGCCAAGCAACTCGAAGCGAAGTACCCGAAGCTCCGCAAGGAGGGCTCCTACGAGTTCGTGGACCTGTGCATCATCTCTGGCAAGGACAACTTCCGGTTGGACATCTTGGACACCTACAAGGGCAACCGTGTAGCCAAGCGCAAGCCCGTTGGTTACCCAGCGTTCTGCGAGTCCACCATGGAGCACTTCGAGGGTCTTGGCCTTAATTGCGCCCATCCTCAAGCGTTCCGCTGGCACGGTGTTGAAGGTGACGATGTGATCGGCATCCTGATGACCAAGCCTGAGCTTGCAGGGTGTGATCGGGTCATCGGCGTGAGCTGTGACAAGGACTTCAATACGATCCCTGGAGACTTCTTCTGGCTGACCCACATGCAACTGGTCCGTAACGATCTGGCTGCTGCCGACAAGTGGCACATGCGTCAAACCCTTATGGGTGACACGACTGATGGCTACGGTGGCGTACCGGGCGTGGGAGAGGCCTTTGAGGGTGACCTCATGGCATGGCTCGATGAACCAAAGTTCTACGAGAAGTACAAGCACGAGCTTCTTCGTGGCAAGCGTAAGGGTGAGTTTGAGACCCGGACGCGAGTCACCGAGGCTCCTGAAGGGACCCGCTTGTGGGACTGCATGGTCTCCCTGGCTGAGTCACAAGGCATGAGTGAAGAGGACCTGTTGGTCCAAGCCCGTGTTGCTCGCATCTTGCGGGCATCTGATTGGAACTTCGAGGAAGCGAAGCCTATCTTGTGGACACCGTGAGGCACTACGAGCGGTATGCGCCGGTGTTTGCCTTGATTGGTAAGCGCTGGCACCGCTGCATGGTGATCAAACAGTCGGCCACTTGGAGTCAAGTCTACATCGGTGGGTACTACTCACGGGCTCTTACCAGGAACCTGCGACCGTGCCCTCACACCGGACCTATCTGGTAACCACCACTTTAGGGCATTCTGTGCTGAGGATTAAAACCCCTCACAATAACACGGAGTGCCCTATGGGGTTGAAACCTTAAACCTTAAAGATCACTTTACGGGAGTGCATTCTATGCTGAAACAAATTCAACATTACATTGACAATCCCGAAGATGTACCTGACATCCCAACCGCTTCGGCTGACTACCTAAAAGTCCGCCTGAATGCTTCCTATCTGGAACGCACCGGGGTCCTCGACGACCTACAACGTGCAGGCTGGTCTGAAGGGAAGATCCTCGGATTCCTTCAAGGGTGTGCAGCAGTAGTCGAGATTGTCGAGCTGATGCAGGACCCAGACAAGTACGAACAGGAGGTGGACTAATGTGCTTTGGTTCCAAGATGAAAGTCGCCAAGCCACAGCCTGAGCAATTGAAAGCACCTGAGCCACAACTGCTGGAGCCTCCTAAAGGGGTCGAAGTGGGTGATGGCCCTGGGGATGCTGCTGATGCTCCGGCCTCAACTAAAGGCATCGGGTCGCTGACCATCAAGCCAACTGGCGATGGGTCTCAGAAGGCCACGGCAACGGACACTGGGGTCGCTAAGACGACCACCAAGTCTCCCGCTATCAAGCGAGCACTTAAGCGATGAAGCCGACCCTCTATGTGGACCTGTGCCATAAAGGGGACCGTGCTGTATTCCGTGAGAAGCTCGACGAGATCATTGCACGATTCCCTGAGATGACCATGCAGTCCACACACCGAGAAGCTCATGCCCGCATCTGTGCGGCCACAGAGAACCTCGATGAATGGATTGAGATCACCGTAAGGGACTCACTGGGTTTCCTGCTGGGATTCGCTGTTCTCACTGAGGACGACGATAGCCATGTGGGGCCCTTGATGGGCGTACAGTGGTTCTGGTCTATGGGGTATCGCGGGGTCACCGCTATGATGCACAGGAAGGCTCGTGAGATGGCCGTAGGAAACGGCTTTAAGGTCATGGGCTACACGAAGCGTCTCGACACTGGGCGCTATGAAATCAACTACGTGAAAGTTTAGGAGGCCCTCATGGGTAAGAAGATCAAGAAAATCGTCAAGTCTGTCACCAAGGTAGCGAGCAAGCTGCCCGGTAACCCAGGCGGTGGTGGTAGCAACAACGACTCCAAGGCTCCAGCAGTGGAAGCTCCACCTACGCAGATGCTGGCCCAGGCTGATGTCAAGCAGGAGGACGCTACCGATACCACTGACAAGGAGACCGAAGCGGCTCGTAAAGCTGCCAAGCGGGGCGGTAAGCAGGGTCTGAGTGTTTCCCGTTCCGGGGGCACTGGCATCAACTTGTAAGGAGGTCCCATGGCAGAAGCTCGAAAGGGTCTCGCCGAGGAAGGTGCAAAGGCTGCTTATGATCGCCTGAAGACTGACCGGGCACCTTATGAGACCCGTGCGCAAAACTGCGCCAAAGTAACAATCGGGTCCCTGTTCCCTGCTGAATCCGACAACAGCTCGACCAGCTACAACACGCCCTATCAGGCCGTTGGGGCACGAGGGGTCAACAACCTCTCCGCTAAGGTCCACCTTGCGCTCTTCCCTTTAGAGCCCTGGATGAAGCTGCGCATCTCCGAGTGGCAAGCCAAGCAACTGATCGGCAATCCCGATGACCTTGCTGCCATTGAGGCTGGCCTGTCCATGGTTGAGCGCGTGATGATGTCCTACATGGAATCCAACAGCTACCGAACGACCCTGCATGAGCTGATTAGACAGCTTGTAATTGCCGGTGCCGCTCTGCTGTACCTGCCGCCACCTGATGGCACCGCTGGGTCTCCCATGAAGCTCTACACGCTGCACAACCATGTGGTCCAACGAGATGCCTTCGGTACTGTCTTGCAGGTCATCACGCTCGATAAGGTGGCCTTTGCGGCCCTACCTGAGGACGTGCGGTCCAAGCTCGACGGAGACCGTAAGGCTGACGAAGAGATCGAGGTCTACAGCCACGCATACCTTGACGACGAAACCGGTGAGTACCTGAGCTATCAGGAAGTCGATGGTGAAGAGATCGAGGGCACTGACGGGTCGTACCCTATGGGGACCCTTCCGTGGATCGCAGTGCGCTGGACGAAGCGTGACGGTGAGCATTATGGCCGAAGCCACGTCGAGGAATACCTTGGCGACCTGAACACCCTTGAGTCTCTTTCTGAGGCCATGGTGAAGTTCTCTCTGATCGCCTCTAAGGTGGTTGGCTTGGTGAACCCTAACGGGATGACCCAGGTCCGGCGACTGACCAAGGCGAAGACTGGCGACTTTGTTCCAGGCAAGAAAGACGACATCCACTTCCTTCAGCTTGAGAAGACCGCTGACTTCACCGTGGCAAAAGCAGTAGCTGACCAGATTGAGGCTCGCCTCTCTTACGTCTTCATGCTGAACAGCGCGGTGCAACGTGGCGGCGAGCGTGTGACTGCCGAAGAGATTCGATACGTTGCCCGTGAGCTTGAGGACACACTGGGCGGGGTCTACTCGATCCTTGCTCAAGAGCTACAGCTCCCAATCGTTCGGGTCCTCCTGAACCAACTCCAAGCCACACAGCAAATCCCTGACCTCCCTAAGGAGGCCGTTGAGCCAACCGTTAGCACCGGTTCGGAAGCGCTGGGCCGTGGTCAGGACCTCGACAAGATGACCCAGTTCCTACAGGCCTTGCAGTTGGTTGCACCGCTTGAACAGGATGCAGACCTCAACGTGAAGACGATCAAGATCCGATTGGCCCAGGCCATTGGCATTGATACCACCAACATCATCCTCACCGAGGCTGACAAGGCGGAACGTCAAGCGCAGCAAATGGCACAAGTGGGTGGTGAGAACCTCGCTGCTACTGCCGGTGCTGGCATGGGTGCAATGGCTACGTCGAGCCCAGAGATGATGGGTGCTGCTGCTGATACTGCTGGCGTCGATATGGGCCAGTAAAAACCCTCACAAGAACACGGACCTTCGGGTCCACTTTATTTTCTCTAAAGGAGACCCTTATGTTCGCTAAACTCGCAATGCTTGCCCTCGGTGCCGCTGTGTTCCGTAACGAAAACCCTTATGCTGCCTTCGGGGTCCATAACGCCGTGCTGACCAGCGACAACATCGAGGACCACCGTCAGAACATGCTGGACCAAGACGTAGCGGTCCGTGATGGTGACGATGCGATCACCCTGGATCGTTCCAACGAAAGTGGCGTGGTCGTAACTGATCGCGTAGCTGACGATCTGGACACTGAGGGCCGTATCGAGATCCAGATTCCCGATGGTCCGAACCAGATTGAGCCACAGGTTGAAGCTGACGCTGACACCCAGGGAGATGACCAAGGTGAAGAAGGTTTCGGCGAACAACTGGGCGAAGCTCCTGACGAACTGGTGCAAGCCTCTTCGCAGATCGCCGAGTACACCGATGGTCTCGCTTCGATGAAGGCCCAGGCTATCGAGAACGGCCTGTCCGCTGATGCTGCTGCCAAGATGGAAGCTGAGTACGAACGTGACTCCAAGCTGTCTGACGAATCCCTGAAGGCCCTCGAAGCGGCTGGCTTTAAGCCTGCGTTCGTTAAGTCGTTCTTGCAGGGTCAAGAGTCCATTGCGACCGCTTACGTCAACTCGGTGATCGAGTATGCAGGTGGCAAGGCTACCTTCGACAAACTGATCGGCCACCTTCAGACCAACTCCCCGGAAACCGTTGAGGTTCTCGAAGACGCCATCCAGCGCCAGGACCTGAAGGCCATCAAGGCCACGATCAACCTCGCCAAGTCCAGCCACAAGGCAAAGTTCGGTGCCCCTCCGGCCCGTAATGTCTCCCGTTCGGCACCGGCAATTGCTGCACGAGCTGAAGCTGCACCTCAAGTCGAAGCCTTCAAGTCGAGCGCTGAGATGGTCAAGGCAATGTCTGATCGCCGCTATGCAACCGACCCGGCCTATCGTGCTCAAGTGCAGGCCAAAGTTCACGCGATGTGATTTAAAAACCCTCACAATAACAGGGAGAGACCATTTGGTTCTCTTCTTGAACCCTTTCTGATTGACATAAGGAGATCCACCACATGGCTACAATTGCGAACGGTACTCAACAAGGCGCCAACCAAGGTAAAGGTCAATCGGCTTCGGATAAACTGGCCCTGTTCCTGAAAGTCTTCGGCGGTGAAGTTCTGACCGCGTTCAAGCGCCGTGCCGTCACCATGGACAAACACATGGTCCGCACCATCCAGTCCGGTAAGTCCGCTCAGTTCCCAGTAATGGGCCGTACCGCTGGCTTCTATCTGGCTCCAGGCGAAGACATCGACGACAAGCAAGGTGACATCAAGTCCACCGAGAAGGTCATCACCATCGACGGTCTGCTCGTTGCTGCCGTAATGATCTTCGACATCGAAGACGCCATGAACCACTATGACGTGTCGAGCGAATACTCGGCCCAGTTGGGTGAAGCCCTGGCTATCTCCGCTGACGGTGCTGTACTGGCCGAGATGGCGAAGCTGTGCAACCTGCCTGCTGCATCCGACGAGAACATCGCTGGTCTGGGCGCTGCATCGGTCCTGAACATCGGTCTGGCTGCTGATCTGGTTGACCCTGAAGCTCGTGGTAAAGCGATCCTGAAAGGTCTGACCCTGGCCCGTGCCAAGCTGACCAAGAACTACGTCCCTGCTGCTGACCGCTTCTTCTACACCAGCCCAGAAGACTACTCGGCCATCCTGGCTGCTTTGATGCCTAACGCTGCTAACTACGCTGCACTGATCGAGCCTGAAACCGGCAACATCCGCAACGTGATGGGCTTCACCATCATCGAAGTACCACACCTGACCGTTGGTGGTTCTGGTGATACCCTGGCCGGTGTGAACCGTAAGCACGCATTCCCTGCCGTATCGGCTGGTGACGTTCGTGTTGCCGTGGACAACCTGATCGGCCTGTTCAACCACCGTTCGGCTGTGGGCACCGTGAAGCTGAAAGACATGGCTTTGGAACGTGCTCGTCGTGCAAACTACCAAGGTGACCAGATCATCGGCAAATACGCCATGGGTCACGGCGGTCTGCGTCCAGAAGCTGCTGGCGCACTGGTGTTCACAAAGGCTTGAGCATCGTCCCAGTGACGGGCGTGTCTGTGGCTCCGAAGACTTCTTCGGTGGCTATGGGTGCGACCCGTAACTTGGTGGCGACTGTTGCTCCCACCTCCGCGACGAATAAGTCGGTGACCTGGGCAACCAGCAATCCTCTCATTGCGACTGTGAGCGCTTCCGGCGTAGTGACACCTGTTGCTGCTGGCACCTGCACCATTACGGTTACCACGGTTGACGGCTCCTTCACGGATGTCTGCAACCTGACTGTGACGGCGTAACCTAACCCCTTGGGTCCCATTACGGGGCTTGAGGGGTTTTTTTCGACTTTCTAAGGAGGGCCTATGCGCTCGTTTGAAGCAACCTTGGAGTCACCTGAAGAGCTGGCCGCTGTGAATGACATGCTGGCCGCTATCGGGGAATCCCCTGTGAACTCCCTTGAGGGGGACATGAATGCGGACGTAGCGAACGCTCGACGCATCCTCAACAACGTCAACCGGGAGATCCAATCCCGTGGCTGGACCTACAACATCTCGGAGAACGAAGAGCTTCTACCGGATGCCTTCAGTGGTCAGATCAACTACATGTCCGACTATCTGCGCTTGACCACAGCCGGTGGGCAGACCCCTTACGTTCGCCGTGGGGACTTCGTGTACGACAAGACGAACCGCACCGATGTCTTCGATGGTCCAATTACGGTCGATCTGATTCGACTCAAGGACTACAACGAGATGCCAGAGTGCTTCCGTGCCCTGATCGTCGTTAAGGCATCCCGTCGATTCAACATCTTCTTCTTCGGGGCTGGTGAAGTAGAAGGCCACTTGGCTGAACAAGAAGCTGAGTTCTATCGTGCCTGCATGGAATACGAGATGGACTTCGGCGCCTATAACATGCTCGATGGCGATGCCTACGTGAGCACACTGACCCGATAAGGAGAACCTATGGGACTCGTTTCGCAACCTATCAAGAATCTCAAGGGTGGCATTAGCCAGCAACCCGACATCCTTCGGTTTCCAAACCAGGGTGAGCGACAAATCAATGGCTGGTCATCCGAGTCCCAAGGTCTCCAGAAGCGTCCACCTACCGTGTTCCTCAAGCGCCTTATTGGCCGTGGTGGGTTCGGTCCGGCACCTCTGGTCCACCTCGTGAATCGTGATGCTCGTGAACAGTACTACATGGTGTTCACTGGGACTGGCCTGTTCATCTATGACCTCGCTGGGAACCAGTACACCGTCCGGGGCTACGACAACTATGCCAACACGCTGAAGCCTCGTGAGTCGATCCGTCTCCTGACAGTGGCCGACTACACCTTCGTGGTGAACCGTGAGAAGGTCGTTGACATCAACTCGACGATCACGCACCCAGGCTACAACCTGAACAACCGGGCCCTCGTGGGTATCCGTGGCGGGCAGTACGGTCGTACCATTACAGTCAACGTGGAGGGCGTGGCAATTGGCTCCGTGGCTCTTCCAAGTGGTGTTGGTACTGAGGCTGAGATCAAGCCTATGCCTGCACAGCTCGACGCCCAGGCCATTGCTACCAAGCTGACCACAGCTATCAATGCGGGAACAGCTACACACGGGGTCACGGCAACTGCTGGCCCATCCTACGTCCTGCTGACAAAGGCCACCAACTTCGTGACCGTTACGACCCAGGATGGCTATGCAGGCCAGTTGGCTTCCTCGTGCATCTGGTCCGTCCAGACAATCGCCAAGCTCCCTAATAGTGCCCCTGATGGCTACCTGATCGAGATCACTGGTGAGACCAATCGCTCAGGCGATAACTACTGGGTCATGTGGGACCAGAAAGGCGGCGTATGGAAGGAGACGGTCAAGCCTGGGATCATCGACGGGCTCAATGCTGCCACCATGCCTCGTGCCTTGGTTCGTGCAGCGGACGGTCAGTTCGACTGGCAAGTGCTGACATGGGGAGGCCGTAAGGCTGGTGACGATGAAACCAACCCTATGCCATCCCTCGTGGATAACACGATCAACGATGTGTTCTTCTTCAGGAACCGTTTGGGTTTCCTTGCTGGTGAGAACGTGATCATGAGCCGGACAGCCAAGTACTTCCAACTGTTCCCGGCCAGCGTCTCTTCACTGTCTGACGATGACCCGATTGACTTGGCGGTATCTCACAGCCGCATCTCAATCCTGAAGTACGCCGTACCGTTCTCCGAACAGCTCTTGCTGTGGAGTGATCAGGCCCAGTTCGTGTTGACCTCTTCGGGGATCTTCACGTCCAAGTCTGCGGAGCTTTCGTTGACCACTGAGTTCGACGTACAGGACACAGCTCGTCCCTTTGGGATTGGCCGTGGGGTCTACTTCAGTGCTCCCCGTGCATCCTTCACGTCGATCAAGAGATACTATGCGGTGCAGGATGTGAGCAACGTGAAGAGCGCTGAGGACATCTCGTCCCACGTTCCGAGCTACGTGGCGAACAAGGTCCACTCGATCCACGGTTCCGGTACTGAGAACTTCGTATCGGTTCTGTCTGACGGTGAGCCTACCCGAACCTACATTTACAAGTTCCTCTACATCGACGAACAGATCGCACAGCAGTCGTGGAGTCACTGGGAGTTCGGCAACAATGCGAACGTCCTGGCCGCTTCGGCTATCGGGTCCTACATGTACATGCTGATCGAGCGAGACGAGGGGATTCTGATGGAGCGCATTGAGTTCACTCAGTACACCGTTGACCTTCCTGTTGAGCCCTATCGGACCTACATCGACGGCAAGGTGCTACGCCAGATCACCCAGTATGACGCTGACGCCAACACCTCCTACTTCGCCGTGGCTGACATTTATGGCGGACTCCCTGATTCCACTACGGAGTTCTGGATGGTTGACGGTAATGGCTCCGCTGTTCTCCATAAGGCTCCTTCTGGTGGCTGGGGTGCTGACCCTCGGCTGAAGCTGGTAGGTGATCGCCGTGGTGAGCAAGTGGTGATCGGTCGGTCCTATGAGTTCGACTATGAGTTCTCGAAGTTCCTGCTCAAGAAGCAGGCAGACGATGGCTCTACTGCAACAGAGGATGTTGGCCGTCTCCAGCTCCGTAAGGTCTGGGTGAACTACGAGCGCTCTGGTGCCTTCAACATCTATGTGAACAACGGCTCTTCGGAGTATGTGTACGAGATGTCTGGTGGCCGACTGGGTGGTGAGATCGTCCTGGGCGAACTGAGCCTGGGCACTGGTCAGTATCGGTTCTCCGTATCTGGCAATGCCTTGAAGCAGAGAGTCACCATTAAGTCGTCCAATCCGCAACCTTTGAACATCATCGGGTGTGGCTTCGACGGTAACTATGTGCGCCGTTCCCAGGCCATCTAAATCCACTCACAATAACAGGAGGACCTATGATTCTCGTACAGACCCAACTCGACATGCTCAGTGAAATCTCACGCACACTCGCTACTGGAGACCTTGCGGAGTTCCACAAGATGATTGAAGGAAGACGTGTAACTTCGGTCCTCCTGGGGTCCCTTAATGAGACCTCGATGTCGATCATCCACAACGGTAAAGTCCTTGCCACGGGAGGCTCTAACGAGTGCCTGTGGTTCGTCACCTCGAAGTATGTGGATGTCCTGACGGCGCGTGAGCGGCTCCAAATGCTGAACCTACTGAAGGACCACCTTGAGACTTGCAGGGCCCGTATGGCGCCTGAGCTGATGTCCAATCTGGTGTGGGTAGGCAATGAACAACATATCCGGCTATTGGAACACCTTGGGGCGCGATTCGCTGACCACACCGTTACCAGTCCAGCCGGGTTTCCATTCCGTCAATTCTGGCTATAGGAGGTCACCACATGTGTGAACCAGTTTCCATTATGCTGGCTGTTGGTGCCGCTGTTGGTGCAGCAGGCGGTGCAATGCAGGCAAAGAACACAGCCAAGGCTGAGGGTCGCCAGGAAGACACTCGACGCATGAACCTTAACGAAGCATCTTCACAGATGTACCGCGAACGGGCGACCCAGAACCTGGAGATTCAGGACAAGCGTGACGAGGCTAAGTCACAGCTCTCTGAAGTCAACGTAACGGCCCTCAAGAACCGTGGGGTCGTCGCTGCTGCAATCGGTGAGTCCGGTCTGGCTGGCAACTCCATGGACCGCATCACGCGGGACGTTGAGAACCAAGCGTCAAAGGAGAAAATGAGTATCCTTGACAACTACGACCGTGACTACGCGACGATCTTCCAGAACCAAGTCGCTGGCTATGACGACACCATGGCAATCCACCGTGGCTCACGGGCTGCTATCCGAACCTCGAAGGTCGCCCAGGCGCTCAACGTGGTATCGAGTGGGCTGCAAGGTGCATCTGCTGGTGCTGCTCTGGGAGGCTCTATGAGTGGTGCAGGCGCTAAGACAACCAAGACAACCAAGTAAGGAGGCCACATGGCTGATGCAATCGGGAATGCCCTTAATGGGGTCAAGGGGTTCGGCACCCAGTACCAGCCGAAAGGACAGGTAGCAACGGCTCGTGGTGCGACCTTTGAGACCCAGAAGGGTAATGATGGTCTCGCTGACGCCATGAAGAACTTTGTGGGCTCTGCTGCTAACGCTGCCACTCAGTACGATCAGTCCATGAAGACCCGTGCTGAAGAGCGGTCCAACGAGATCATCCGCAAGATGACCCCTGAGCAGCGGCGTGAAGCTGTGACCAATGGGACCTTGCTGTACAAGGATGACCCGTATGCGATGTCCGCACTGCGCCAGAAGACAGGCCGTAACGCAGCCTACGAGGTGGACTCGGAGATCCAAGGTAAGATCCAGGCGGGCCACTTCAAGTCTCGTGAAGAGATGGACGAGTACCGTCAGGTCCGTCTTGCTGACCGTGCCAAGTCCTACGCTGAACAGGCCGGGATTGATCCAGAGGACAGCGACTACAAGCGTGGCTTCGACACTGACATCACGTCCCGTAACGCTGCCATCTACGACCAGCAGAATCAGGTCATCTCGAAGAACCTTGAGGCCCAAGCGTCCATTGAGGCCCGCAACGATCTGACGCCGCTCATGAGTGATCCGAAGTTCCTTGGGTCCAAAGACGGTGCCACAGTGGTCAGCGGGTACATCAACAATGGCCTGACCTCTGGTGAGATTCCATCGGACCGTGAGGCTGTCAACGCCCTGACGATGCTCGTGAATGACTCTGTGGCCCGTGATGGTGGTGCGGTGATGCTGCGCAACCTGAAGGACCAGAAGATCAACGTGCTGGGCACCTCTACGACCGTTGAGAACCTGCTTGGCCCTGAGGTCTATCAGGACCTTCTGACCAAGGCGGACACCCAGACGTACACGCGCAACGCTAAACGGTCCGAGAACCTGACCCTGGGCATCGCTAATGCGGTCGCTCAGACTGATGTGGCCTCTGGGTGGCAGTTGCTCAACAAGCTGGAACAGGAGAACGACTGGGTTCAAACGGGCGACCAGATGACACCACAGCGCCAGCAGTTGATCGCAGCCAAGTCGAGCCTTATCGAGTCGCTGAAGCGCCAGTCTGCTGTAGGCCAGGAGGCCCTCGTTAAGCGGACCCAGGCGGATAACCGTCAGTTGGGCATCGACCAAGCCTTTGAGGCTCGCATGAACGGTGGGAACGTGGCGGTGGACATCAAGCGTCTGCCTGTTGACGAGAACACTGGCGAGTACAAGGAGTCTGACCTTGCCACGTATGCAGCGGCAAAGCTGTCTCAAGTGGATGCCATGAACATCCCAGATGACCAGAAGGATGCCAAGAAGCTCGCCTATCTCAAGGCGGACTCGAAGAATGGACCCTTCCAGGCTGCGTTCCAGACCCTCACTCAGGATGCTGCACAGGAGTGGCAAGCCGCTGTCATCCAGGGCAAGCCGGACAACCTGAAGCGCCTGTACGAACTGCAACGTGCCTACAACGCCAACCCATCTCTGCTGGCCCAGTTGTACTCTGAGAGCGCTGGACTGATGGAGACCCTGAAGTTCATGGGGTCCAACGGTATCGAGCCTCAGGTAATGATCGACGCCGAGCGCAACAAGCCGAAGTCTGAGGAAGAGAAGCGTATGCGTGAGGAACAGTGGACAGCCGTGAAGAACGACTCTGCCACTAAGGATGCCCTTAAGTACCTCCCCGATTCCTTCGAGAAGATGGGCCGGTCTGTGTTCGACGCTTACGTTACCCACACTGGCGACTCTACGGCGGCATCCCATGCTGTCACTGATTTTCTCCAGAAGTCCACCGTATCGTTCACTGAGGACCTCGGTTCTTTCAGCGGTACGGCCTTTCACGGGATGCTCTCTAAGACCGACCTACAGACGAACGTCAATGACGTGGACTCGTGGCAGGCCGGTAAGGTGATCGTTGACGACGCCATCAAGACGCTCCAGAAGGACTCCGTATGGGGAATGTCTGGCATCACCGTTCGGGCAACTGACGGGAACATCATCATTCAGAACATGACCGGCAAGCAGTTGACTATCAACCGCGACCAGTTTGAATCCCTGGCTGGCGATAAGAAGCGTGTGGCTGCTTACGAGGCCGAGCAAGAACAGATCAAGTCTACACAACGCAACCAAGCCCTCTACGATCAGTACATGCGTGGAGGACCAGCCCAGAAACGATAGGAGATTTTTATGACCTTTGAAGAAGAATACGCAGCAGTCCGTGCATCTGGTTCACCGTATGATGCGGACATCCAGCGGTCTGCTGAGGCCAACGGTGTGAGCTACGACTTCCTGCACAAGCAACTGTTCATGGAGTCGCGCTTCAACCCTGCCGCCAAGTCCCCAACGGGCCCACGAGGTATCGGTCAGATGACTGGTGCCACTGGACGTGCATACGGTCTGATCACTGACGCTGACTTCAACGATCCAGTTAAGTCCATCGACGCTGCTGCACGACACATGAAGGACCTGTTGACCTCTTCCAATGGCGACTATCTCCGTGCGTCCCTGGCGTACAACCAAGGGGAGGGTCGTCTTGGCCGTCCTCAACTGGCCGCTCTGGAACAAGGGGACCTCTCGAAGGTTTCCCCTGAGGGCCTGAAGTACATGCGGAATCTGAAGGACGTGTCGGGTGATAGCCCGTTTAGTGCCTTCTTGGATTCCCATGCAGTGACCAATCCGGGTATTTCCCCAAAGGCTGAAGCCGTCAGTTTCGATCAGGCCACGCAAGGCGTGACGGCTACCAGTCTCCCAGTACAGCGTGGCGTGGCTCCTGCTCCAGGCAACATGAGCATCACTGGCGTGGAGGATACGTCCAAGCGTCAGAACTTTGCGGAGAAGGAGTTCATCCTTAAGGACACACCTAAGGGATGGTTTGAAGGGACCGGTCAGGTCATCGAATCTGAACTCGCAACGAGCACCATCGGTCAGCTCCTGAGGAACTCCACGCAAACTTCGGTGGACCCTATGGCCGACTTGAAGGTCCCTGACACTTCGTCGTGGGGTGATGCTGAGTTTGCCCAGATCCGTGATGCTGGTGTGTCGCCTCAGTTCTACAACTTCATCTTTGACCAGACCCGTGGCAACAAGAACCGTATCCCTGACGCTATCAAGATGGCCCAGGAGAACCAGAAGTATCAGGCCCTGTCCCGTGGTCAGTCCGTGTCCGCACAGATTGTCGGTGGGTTCGTGGGTGCTGGTGCTGATCCGTTCACCTACATGCCACTCCCTGGCGTCACTGGGGCCACTCTGTTCTCTAAAGTGGTCAAAGGTGCAGCCTACTCAGGGCTGTCCGCTATGGGCTCTGAGGGTCTCCGTGAGGCGACCACAGGTATCGAAGCCCACTACGGTACAGCTCTGGTTGGTGGTGCATTGATCGGTGGTGGACTCACTGCGCTGACCCATGGTCTACGTGCTGCTGTTCCTACTGAGCAACCACGCCTCGATATGTGGGACGGTGACCTCAACAAGTTCCTTGAGATGCACGGTGAGTCTGCCTTGCCGAACGACTTCCACTCTGCCTCTATGCGTCTGGAAGCTCGTGAGACCGCACGTCAGGGACAGTTCGAGGACCCTTCCCGTATGCACTGGCAGTCACATGAAACCATCGAGAACATCGGTGGGGTTGACTTCGTGCGTGTTCCTGGCGAAGAGGGCGCTGTGCGTCTAAATGATGGCTCTGTGCTGTCCGCTGGCAACCCATTGAACCCTCTGACCATTGAGGCCTTTGGGAACGCCGAGCGCGCTGCACCTGGGCTGTCCATGGGTGGCTTCACTGAGATCGGCTACACGCTGACCCGTAGTACGAACACTGAGGTGCGTGGCATCGGTGGGCAACTGTTCCGCTCGACAACAGGCATGGAGTCTGGGTCCCACGGTAAGTTCGGGGCTACGGCTGCTGACATCGTTGAGCGTCAGATGGGCCAGGACCATGTGAGCTACAACACCATTGTGTCGAGCCTGCATGAAGCCATCACTGATGTGCGTTACGCCAACATGCCAGGAGGCCGTCAAGTCCACATGGAGTCAGCGTACCGTCGCGTCACTGAGGCTCTGGAGGATCGTACCGGTGCCTTGAAGAAGAACCTGACCAGCTCTGAGCTTAAGCTGATGGATGCTGTGGATGCCCACTACGCCCGTAAGCTGGATGCTCTACAGAACCCGGCTCAGTTCGGCAACTGGAGAGCGCAGTCGGTACTCGGTGCTACCCGTCACGAGGGTGCTTACGTTCCAAACGTGTACGACGACGCAGCCAAGAACCTGATGGTGCAACGCCTGGGCTCGAAGGAGTCCCTTCAGGATGCAATCGCTGAGTCCTGGCTGGCGTCTTATGCAAGCCGCTCCCACGTCAAGGCGCGCATCGACAAGATGATCGCTGAGGCGAACCCAGGGAAGGTGATGACCCCGGCTGACGTACAGAAAGCCGTCGAAGAGTATGCTCGCAACAAGGCATACGGGATCAGTCACACACAGGACTTCAACCGTTCGTCCCTCGTGGATGATCAGGTAACCGGTCTGGTGGGTGCTGAGAACAACAACTTCCTCGAAGGCCGTCACCTCTTCGACAGTGACATGAAGATCGACATCGGGAATGGTGACCAGTTTGCCGTGAACGACCTGCGTAGCTTCGACCTGACAGCGATCACTCCAGGGTACGACCGCCGTGTGAACGGTGACATCGCCATCATGGGGTCAACCGGTCAGTCCACTGAGGCCCTCAAGGACCGCATCGTTGCTATGGGTGTGGGCCAGGAGTCCAAGAAGGAGATCAAAGCCCTTCAGGACGCCGTGAAGATCCTCACAGGCCGTGCTCGACGTGATCCAGATGGCGTTATGGGCACCATTACTCGCTCGCTGACTGACATGTCGTTCCTCGCCAAGAACGCCTACATGGGCATTCAAGGGATCACTGAGACTGCCGCACTGGTCACCAAGGGCCACACCCACATGCTCATGAAGGGCGTCCCGTTCATCAAGGACCTGATGACCCGGGGCTCGAAGACGACTCCAGAGTTCCTCAATGACATGCACGGGCTTCTGTTCGGTCGTGAGCTGGACAACCTGATCCGTCCACAGCGTGCAGACATCATCATGCGTCTTCGTGACCATGCCGATGCGAGCCCTGCGGTGGCTAAGGCTGTTGGTTCTCTGAAGTGGGCAACTGGTGAGGCTGCTGCACGTTGGCCGCTGACCCGTTTCCTGACTGAATCGTCGAACTACATCGCTGACGCTGGTCGCCAGGGTGTGCTGAAGGAGCTGGTCGATATGGCCCACGGCGCTCCATCCAAGATGGGCAAGAAGCTGTTTGATGCTGAACGGCTGAAGTCCATGTCGCTGACCCAGGACCAACTGGATGGGATGCTGGATCTGGTCCGTGAGGCCACAGTCCTCCGCAACGGAAAGGCTGAGATCGTGAACGCCAACCTGTTCAAGTCTGATCCTCGCTCTATGGACATCTGGCGCCTTGGTGACAAGATCGCTGACGAGACCATCCTACGTCCTCACAAGCTGTCCTCCCAGGACACTGAGGCGTATGGTGCTGGGATCAAGATGGCGATGCAGTTCAAGAACTTCACCATGCGCTCGATGAACGCCCGTGCGGTACGTGCCTACCACGACACCACGAAGAATGGCCGTGCGGTTGACACCGTGATGCAGGCCATCATCTCCACTGGTATGGCTGGTGCGATGTTCACTGCCCTGGCGTATACCCGTTCCCTTGGGATGCCAGAGAAGGACCGTGACGCATACCTGAAGCAAGCCATCAACCCAACCATGTTCGCCTACTCTGCGCTGTCCCGTGGGTCCCACATCGGGGCTCCTTTGGGTCTCGCCAACATGGTCATGGCTCCACTCGGTCTCGATCAGGCCCGCATGGTCCGCACCTCGATCACTCCACGGCCTAAGTCCCAGCGTGAGAAAGGGGCGATCAAGTACGGTGCCTCTAAGGATGACCGTGTGCAGGACTTCCTGTCCGGTGTGGTTGACCAAGTTCCAGCGGCCTCATGGGCCCTTAGTGCTGGTCAAGCTGTCCACTCGGCTGTAGGCGCTGCCAAGACTGATGATCGTCGTGGTGACCAAGCGTACATGAACAGCTTCTACAACGGCCTCAGAGGCGTGATCCCTAACGACCCTGCGACCCAGTACCTGTTCATGAAGATCATGGAGTCCAACGGTATCGAGGCACGGTAAAAGCCCTCACAATAACAGGGTGCGCTCACAATCAGGCACCCATCACTTTCTAAGGAGGCCACTATGGCTGCACCAAAAACAGTCAAGACGGTAGCACTTGACGGGTCCAATAAGGACTTCGAGATCCCATTCGAGTACCTTGCCCGCAAGTTCGTGGTGCTGACATTGATCGGTACTGACCGTAAGGAGCTGGTGCTCAACACGGACTATCGGTTCACTCAACGGACCATCGTGACCACAACTCTGTCGTGGGGTCCGGCTCAAGGGTACACACTGCTGGAGATAAAGCGTGTCACGTCTGCAACTGAGCGACTGGTTGACTTCAGTGATGGCTCTATCCTTCGGGCTTCTGATCTGAACACTGCTACAGTCCAGGCCCTGCACATCGCAGAGGAAGGCCGGGATATTGCCACCGACACTATCGGCGTGAACAATGATGGTAACCTTGATGCCAGGGGTCGCCGGATCGTTAACCTCGCAGATGCTGTTGACCCAGGTGATGCTGTGACTCTCTACCAAAACCAGCAATGGGCAGGCTCCGCGCTCAATCAGGCGAACGTAGCCACGGCTCAGGCTGGCATCTCAACTGCTCAGGCCTCACTGTCAACATCCCGTGCCGCCGCTGCACTTGCGAGCCAGAACGCTGCACTTGCGAGCCAGAACGCTGCGAAGACATCCGAGACCAACTCGAAGGCGTCTGAGACCAACTCGAAGGCGTCTGAGACCAACTCGAAGGCGTCTGAGAATCTGTCGAAGGACTGGTCGAACAAGGCTGAGAACTCCATCGTGGCAAGTGGTCTCTATTCGAGCTTCCACTACTCCATGAAGTCGTCCGCAAGTGCAACAGCAAGTGCCCTCTCCGCTTCCAACGCTCTCACTGAGGCGAACCGTGCGAAGACAGAGGCTGACAAGCTGGGCAACGCTAACGCCTTTATGGGTTCGATCCAGAGTGTTGACGCTACCGGTAAGCTCATTACGTGGAACACTGGGTGGACCTTACGGGCAAACTCAATGGTCGTTGGGGATGCTGCCGGTATCACTATGACCTCTTCGCTGCTGTCCCGTGCAGGGTCTATGGGTGTCTACTCTACTTCAGGTAACCTCGGACTTGCTGCAACAACAGGGTCAGTTGACATCACTGCGAATACTGGATATGTGAATGCGGTCACAAATGCTCTTCGCGTTATTGCTGAGAACTCCATTATTCACTTCCGGTCCAATGCCAAGATGTCTGCACTGTTTAGTGCTCCAGGCAATGGCGCGCTGAACATGGCCGTGTACAGTGCTGCTGGTGATGCACCTACCTCGTTCTCATTCATGTCTAACGGTAACGCCATTGTCCCTGGTACAGTCGCTGCTGCTACTCTCACAGCATCTGGTACTGCCGCCGTTACTGGGGCTATCTATTCCCGTGGTCGAGCTGTAATGATAGGTGCTACAAGTGCATTCGTTGCTCTAACAGCGGCTGGCAGCTCTCCACCAGGGAAGTGCAGAATGACCCATAACCTCGGTGTGCTTCCAGTTGGCTACCAACTTGAATACCGGTGTGTTGTGGCAGAGTACGGCTATGCTGTAGAAGATAGGTTATTCGCGGCTGATACCAACTACCACTCAAGTGCTACTAACGCACGAGGTGGTCAGCTCAGTCCAGTTAGCGCTAATGTCTGCGACTACTACTTCGGAGGCACTGGCGTGGTAATTCTAAACAAGTCCACTGGCGTGGCTGTAACTATGACACCAACAAGCTGGCAGGTCAGAGTAACGGCCTATGGGCTTTCAGACGCATAAGGAGGTCACATGGATCACAATGAGGGGGTCGTTAAGGCGATCCCTATCGTTGGCGCAATCGGCGCTGACACCATAGCCACGCTGAAGGGACTGACCCTGAACGAGCTATTCTATATCGTCACCATCGTCTACACACTCGTGCAGATGTTCTTGGTGATCTGGAAGACTGTGCGCGAAGAGCGCCGTAAAGACAAGGAGACCCCTGATGGCAAAGCGTAACGCCCTTGAGGTCCTGCTGGAACTCATTGACACCGAGATGGCTCGTGCTCTACTCAACGACCTCCGTGAAGATGAACGCCGGACCCCACAGTTGTACAACGCCGTCTCCAAGTTCCTCGACCGACACAACTTCAAGCTGTCCAGCCTGATGGTCGAAGAGGGTGACCTTGGTGAACTGCAAGCTGCCCTGGATGCGTTCCGGGACATGGAGCTGGAAGACCTGAATGGAGTGGCGCACTAATGCTCCAGACAGTGCTGATCAGACTCGCAATGGTGGCCGCACTGGTACTGGGAGGGTTCCTTTATGGGAACTCTCACGGTTCATCTGCCGCTACGTTAAAATGTGCTGGGGAACAGTCCAGCGAAGTTATCAGAATTCAAGGAGAGCGCGATGAAGTCCAAGCAAAACTCGACGCCACGGCCAAAGCCTGGGCTGAAGATCAGAAAAGGTCTAAGGGCACTGCCTCAAGCACTGTTAATCGCCTTACTGAGTCTAATGTACGGCTGTCAGTCAGGGTCGCAGATGCCACAGTCGCCGAAGTCCAAGCACACAATCGAGGCCTCGCTGATGGTCGAGCCGAACTACACCGAGAGACTTCTGAAGCTCTTATCGGAATCACCCAAGACGCCGACCGACAAGTGAAGGCGTTGCAGGACTCCCTGCGTGAGGTGACCCAGTGAAGCCAGATAAGGTCGATAGCAAGGACATCCGTTTACTCAAGGGTTCCTTCGTGGCCTTCCTCTTCGTGCTGTGGGCTGCTCTTAGCCTACCTATTCCAACGAAGCAACAAATCAGCATGTCCAAGAAGTTGGCTGCTGGCGATTCACGACGCTTCATCCTTCAGGCCTTTCGAGGCATCGGGAAGTCCTTCATCACCTGCGCCTTCGTGGTGTGGAAGCTGTGGAACAACCCAGACCTGAAGATCATGATCGTGTCAGCTAACAAGGACCGAGCGGATGCTAACTCGGTGTTCATCAAGCGCATCATCGACCTCCTACCGTTCCTCCATGAGCTGAAGCCAAGGAAGGGTCAACGGGACTCCAGTCTGTCTTTCGACGTGGGTCCTGCGAAGCCTGACCACAGCCCCTCTGTGAAGTCTGTAGGTGTAACCGGTGGTATGACTGGTAGTCGTGCCGACATCCTCATTGCGGATGACGTGGAGGTTCCTGGGAACTCTGGGACACAATCCGCCCGTGATCACCTTGGGGAACTCGTAAAGGAGTTCGATGCGATCCTGAAGCCTGACGGTACTATCATCTACCTGGGCACACCACAGACCGAGATGACCCTTTACCGGGAACTTGAGGACCGTGGCTATGTGACCACGATCTGGCCTGCGCGGTATCCAAAGGACCGTAAGGACCTGGAGACCTACTGGCAACCGTACAAGAAGGACAAGCACGGAACTGTAACGGGTGATCGTTCACGACTCGACCCAACCATGCTTGAAGAGCTTGAAGCCGACCCTACTCTCTTCTGGAAGCCTACAGACCCTATCCGGTTCGACGATGAAGACCTCAGAGAGCGGGAGCTGTCCTACGGCAAAGGTGGCTTCGCCTTGCAGTTCATGTTGAACCCCAACCTGAGCGACTTGGAGAAGTACCCACTGAAGCTGCGTGATTGGATCGTAGCGGCCCTGGAGATGGACAAAGCACCTACCACATGGCAATGGCTCCCGAACCCTCGTAATGAGGCCCAGGGGCTTCCGTCAGTGGGACTTAAGGGTGACCGCTTCCATCGGTACGAGTCCAACGGGACCACAGTGTCTCAGTATGAAGGCAAGATCCTGGCGATTGACCCAAGTGGTCGAGGCAAGGATGAAACCGGCTATGCTGTCCTGTACCAGTTGAACGGCTACATCTTCCTGATGGAGTGGGGCGGTTTCCGTGGTGGCTATGAGGATACGACTCTCGAAGCCCTGGCGAAGATCGGCAAGAAGTGGAAGGTGAACGAGGTCATCATTGAAGGTAACTTCGGTGACGGCATGTACACCAAGCTATTCAGCCCTGTGATGACCCGCACGCACCGTTGCACCATCACTGAGATCAAGTCCAAGGGTCAGAAGGAACCTCGCATCATCGACACCCTGGAGCCTGTGCTGGCCTCGCACCGCCTGATCGTACATGAGGCTGTCATTGAGGACGACTACAGGACCGCTGTGACCCTGGACGGCACCGTTGACGTATCGGTCAGTGGCTTCCACCAGTTGACTCGCATCACCAAGGAACGTGGCTCACTGGGCCATGATGACCGACTTGATGCTTTGGCAATGGGTGTGGCCTACTTCACCGAGTCAATGGAGCGTGACTCCAACCTGGGCGAACAGGAGATGATCGCTGAGTTCCTTGAGTCGCACATTGAGGATCACCTCATGGGCCACGACAGACTGATGGAAATCACCGCTGATGGCGTTACGACCCGCTGGGAGGACGAGGACAGTGACTGGTCTGGTAACTACCTGAACTGAGCACGTTAGCGACACGTTCGCCGAAGATTTAAAAACCCTCACAATAACAGGGAGGGGACGTAAGGTTATACTACTTTACAGACGTTACGTGTTCTCAGGAGTTAGAAGATCCCTTCAGTGATGATGGGTCCCTACTGGCTCCTTGAGGACCTCGTAACAGACCCTGACCGTTGACTGCATTGATGGGGTTTATTGCTGATAAGCAACCCCTCCCTTAAAGGAGATCTATGATGACCGTTCGTAAAGGCCTCGCCTCGACCGTAGCGGTTCTCGTAGCACTCGCCAAGCACAAGGCCACCTACCGGTTCCTTGCAGTGGTACTGGTTGCACTTGGGGTCTCCAATGGGGAAGCCATAGCAAACGGCATCATGACTGTGGCCTGCGCCTACCTGAGCTGCATCGGCTGAACAACGATACGCGCCTAAATCGACCTGCTTACAGCATACCTCTTTAGGCCATATCCTCAAGGACTCTTTAAGACCACGGCCCTATACGGGTCCATCAGCGACTACAGGTCACCCTTAAAGAGTCCTTAAGAATATGACATAAAAATCTCTGACATCACCTCTCATAGGACACAGGTGGCTTTACCCCCGTAGGGCCCCTCATGAGCCACAGGGACACCTACGGTCCCCATCCAGTCATCCTAAAGGAATACCGAGAGGCGGTGCCCATTGGGTTCACCTCATGTCCTCTCTTGGTGCCCATTATGATGACGTTAGGGTGTGCTGTCAACCCTGGGGATTCATACAGTGGGCGTTAGGGTGACTTAATGAGGCCTTAAAGCTAAGACTTTGCGTTAACCTCTATGGCTGTCCTAATCTGTAAGTACTCTCTAAGCCCTCTCTAAGCCCTCCTTAAGTGACCCTGGTGTGTTACCTGGGGAGTGATGACCTTGGTGTGTTACCTGGGAGACCACAAGGGGACCCTAAGGAGATCATAGAGGCTATGGGTCTCTATACGCGCACACGCGGTCACTATTCAGGTCGTTGTCTATCGTTGGTAATAACCCTCACAATAACAGCGACAGTGGGTCATCATGATTTAGGGTCACAAAGGTGTTGACAGCCCTAAAGAACCCTGTAGAATCCGTCACATCAAAGCGAAACACTACGGTGACTCGCCAAGATGCTCCAAGGCTTAGTAGTTACGGTCCGGCGATCCCAAGGGTGCCAAAGGGCTTAACGTGATGAAAACCGAAGAGATGAAACAAAGAGGTTGACAAGTGCTTCAAACGCTGTAAGATGGGCACCACAGTAACAACGCAACACACCGCTCTTTAACAACTTGGAATGGCCGGACAGGCACCCTAACAGGTGAAAGATTCCGGTAACGCTACGAAGGCAAGCTCTGAGCCTTCCTTTAGCACACTTTGAGGACCTGAACGGATGCCACGGGTAGGGTCAGCAAGGGCGCTAAGGGAACAACTTAGGAGATACACAGCATGACCATGCAAGAAGTCAAGTGGGCACAGCAGCACGACTGGTTCAAGTCCTACTACAAGAACGACCATGGCACGTATTCCGTGTGGGTCACTGAGAACAACAAGGTCCATCCGTGGCCGTTCACGAAGTACGATGAACTGCGGGCCTGGGCTGGCTACTGAGAGCGATTCACTGAAGGCCATCATACGGTGTCCTTTGGGAACAACTCTTAATACCCTCACATAAGCAAGGTGACAACGATGAAAGGTTCTAAATTCCTCCTGGCTGCAATCGCCGCGACTCTGGTAGACGCCTACAAGAGGCAGATTGCCGAGTATCAAACGGTAATGCCTCTGGCCCTGGGCGTGGCTGATGATGCGCCAAAATCGTATAAGGCCCTCAAGGCTGAGGCTGCCCAGGGTCTCCTGCGGGTGTCCTCTGAGTTCTCCCAAACGGCCATCTACGGCCTGTCTGGTAACGTGACGTTCCGTGTGATGCACGACTATGGTCACCTGCTGTATGACGCTGAGTTCACCCTTGAACAAGAGTGCTCGTTAGCACGGATGCAGTGGCTCGACCTGAAGCGCTGGATTGACCCAGAATGGCAGGAGATTTGCTCTGTGGTCTACTTCGCGGACACCGTGGAACAGAGCAAGCATGAAGATGCCACAGGGTCCTTCCCTGAGGATCAACGGGCCTTCGTCCTGGGCCACTTGAACGCATGGCTTGAGGGTCGGGAGTGATGGCTTTCAAGAAGTTCGCTGACCTTATCAACGCTGAGAACGGCAAGACCGCTACGGTCCATTACGGTGCCGAGTGGGGAGAGTTCAAGGTACGGTTTCATCGTGGTGGTGTGTACCAGAAGGGCGCCGATTATCACACTGATGATCGCCAGGACGCACTGG